GTTTCCCAGTCACGATCTGGGTTTCCGTTGGGTTTTCTAAATTAACCGACTGGGTTTTTTTAGCTTTGCTTTCGGTTTCCATTGGGTTTTCTAAATTAACCGACTGGGTTTTTTTAGCTTTGCTTTCGGTTTCCGTTGGGTTAGCTTTAGCTTTTCTAGGTCTACCGCCCTTTTTGCCGTTAACCCTTGCTGACTCTGCCTTTGCTTTATAACTAGCTATTTCGTTTTCAATGCGACTTTGAGAATATCCGCTTTCAGTCTCAACAAAGAAATCATCAAGAACAGTCCTGATCTCTTCCTCGTTTTCGCGCATATTAATAAGTCGTGACAACTTCTTTATGTCAGTTATAAGCGGCTCTTCAGTATCATAATAAAGTTCAATCAAGCGTCTATACGCAAGATCCTCTAAATTACTCAAATGACGAGTAGCTTTAGCATAGTCACCCATGTTGAATTGGTAATAGTGCATAGTTAGCTTTCCTCACCAAGAGCAACAAACTCGCTCACTGGCATTTCAAAGTAATCAGCAATAGCAACAATACTTGATTGTTTTATTGAGCCGCTTTTAAGCCAGTTAGAAACTTGCTGGCTGCTCGTTCCTAGCGCATCGGCTAGTTCTTTGTGTTTAATGCCCTTTTCGGCAATTGCGAGCCTTAGAGACTTACTTAAATTCATTTTTGGTTAAACTCCTACATGGTTGATATGGTGTAACTATAAACGGCCAAAATTAAAAAGTACAGAAAAAAAATGAAATAAATGTTGATTTAATGAAATTTAATGTTTATAGTTCAATCATCACAACGGAGAAGCGCATTATGAAAGCAAGAAAGTTACTTATCGGTTTGGTTGTATTAGGTTTGTTTGGCTTAGTTGGCTCAATGGATTATCAAGACGAGTTAGCAGAAGAACGCCATTATTGCCAAATGGTTAAAGAAGGTAACTGGCCAGCTTTTAAAGATGGCGTTAACTGTAATGATTCGTCCAACTAGCTAATAGGTATCAACATGGAAAAAGTAAAAGCACAATTATTTATTCACAAAGGCTTTGATGGTAAGCCAATGGTCGCAACTAATGATATGCGATCTTATGGTTACGCTCTTCTTGGCACTCACGAAGTTGAAGTTCCAGTTCCCGAAACTGATGTTGTTGAAGCTGAAATTGAAGCTTTATATGAGCAAGCTGGAACTATTGAAGCTGAAGCTCTTGATAAGGTTTTAGTGTTAAGAGAAAAAGCTAGTAAGTTAAAAAAATTAAGAGGTGATAAAAGTGAGTAAATCAGAATTAGTTACACAAGAACAAAGCTCATTACCTGTAATGGCTCAGCCTCACATGAGATTGATTGAAATCGCCGTTGAAAAAGGCGCTGATATTACTCAACTTGAAAAGCTTATGGATCTTCAAGAACGCTACGAAGCCAATCAAGCCAAAAAAGACTTCAATGAAGCAATGTCAAAGTTTCAAAGTCTTTTACCAACGATTGAGAAATCAGGCATTGTTGATTACACAACTAACAAAGGCCGTACTTACTACGATTACGCCAAGCTTGAAGATATTGCTAAGGCAATTCGCCCGGCGCTAAAAGAAACCGGGTTATCTTATCGCTTTAGCCAATCACAAAATCAAGGTTGGATCACTGTTACTTGTATCGTTACTCACGCAAGCGGCCATAGTGAAACAAGCGAGTTAACTTCTCAACCTGACGTTAGCGGCGGCAAAGACCCACTTAAAGCGATTGCTTCAGCTATTAGTTATCTAAGACGTTATACGCTAACTGGTAGCTTGGGTATTGTCGTTGGCGGTGAAGATGATGATGGCGGCAACCATGAAGAAGCCGTTGATGAATCAGCTTGTTACCCTGATGAAGAATTCAAGAAAAACTTCCCTAATTGGGAAAAAGCAATTTTAGCCGGAAAGAAAACACCTGATCAAATTATCAAGTCTGGTAATGCTCAAGGTATTACTTTCTCAAATCAACAACTATTAACAATAGAAAAAGTAGGGAACGCATAACATGAAAATATTAAACCTCGTCCAAGGTTCAGCAGAATGGTTAAAGGCAAGAGAAGATCATTTTAACGCAAGTGAAGCGCCTAGCATTTTTGGTGAAAGCAAGTACAAAAGCCGTACCGCTTTACTTAATGAAAAAAAAGGTGTTAAAGAAAAAGTATCTGATCACCTTCAAAAGCTATTTGATAAAGGCCATGAGACTGAAGATAAGGCTCGTGACTTGTTAGAGTTTGAAACGGCTGAAACATTTGAACCAATAGTTGCCACATTAGAAGTTGAAGGCTTACCGCTTTTAGCTTCTCTTGATGGTATTAGCGAAGATCACAAAACAATTTTTGAACATAAACTTTGGAATGAAGTTCTTGCTGAAAATGTTCGCAACCAAGTTTTAGAGCCAACTTACTATTGGCAGCTTGAACAACAATTGTTAGTTGCTGGCGCTGAACGTGCTTTGTTCGTTGTATCTGATGGAACTGGCGTAAAGCGTGAAATGATGTACTACACATCAAAACCAGAACGCCGCACTAAATTAATTGCTGGTTGGCATGAATTCAAGAAAGACCTTGAAGCGCACGAAGTAAAAGCCAAGCAAGAAGTTATTATTGCTCGCGAGCAAGAAAGCTTCCCTATTATCCAATGTAGCGTTGAAGGTTCAACGGTTGTTTCTAACTTAGGTGAATATATCCCGGTTATAAAGAAACTAGCTGACGAGCAAATGAGCTTAATTCTTGAGACTGATCAAGACTTCGCTGACAAAGAAGCTTTCAACAAAAATGTTAAGGCTGGCCGGGCAACTCTTAAATCTCAAGCTACCGATATTGAAAAGCAATTTAAAAGCCTAGCTGAGTTCAATGGTTACGTTAAGCAAGCTGATACTATCCTTCAAAAGCTTCAGTCTCACGGTGAAAAGCAAGTTAAAGAAGCTAAGGAAACCAAGAAGCTTTCAATCGTTAACAATGCTCAAGCTGAATTTAACAAGCACTTAGCCGAGTTAAGCGAGACTATCAACAAGGTTCAGATCACTCAGATAGTTATTGATTTTGAAGCGGTGATGAAAGGCAAGCGCAGCTTTGAAAAGATGGAAGAAGCCGTTAACGCTGAACTAGCAAAGGCCAAAATTGAAGCTAATGAGATTGCTCAAGTTATCCGTAAAAACTTAGATAGCTTAACTGAATTGGCAAAAGATCATAAATTCTTATTCAGTGATCACGCTATGTTATTGCTTAAAGATAACGATGATCTAGTTAACTTAATCAAAGCCCGTATTGCTGAGCACGAAGAAGCCGAAGCTGAGCGCAAGCGCCAAGAGCAAGAGCGTATTGAGCGTGAGGCTAAAGAAAAGGCTGAACGTGAAGCCAAAGCCAAACTTGAAGCTGAAGAAAAGCGTATTCGTGATGAAGAGCGCGCCAAGGTAGAAGCTGAACAGGCTCAAAAACAACAAGAAGAACATCGTATTGCCAAGGACAAAAGAGATCAGCAGCAAGAACATATTGCTTCAGGTGAAGCGGTTGCTCAAGTTGGTGAAAAACCAGTTGAGCAAAGACTAGCTGAACGATTTGCTGATAATGAGCAAGAAACGGTTCAACAAGTTAGCACTCACGATAAGCTTAACAACCTTATGTATGCCTTAACAAAACACGCAGCAAGAAACAGCTTCATTGAATTCTTGGAAGAGTGGGGTTTAAGCGAAGAAGACTATGCTGAAGTTAAAGCTTACTTAAATTCTAACCTTGGAGAAGTGAAAACTTACCTTTAATTTTAACCCGGCGGCTTAGGTCGCCACTAACTGAGTACACAACATGAAAACAATATTATTTTACGATACTGAAACAACTGGCCTTCCTAACTGGAAGACTCCTAGCGGCGGTGAAGATCAGCCTCACATTGTTCAAATTGGCGCTTTATTGGTTGACGTTGAAACCAAAGAAGTTTTAAAAGAGCTTGATGTTATAGTTAAGCCTGAAGGTTGGGAAATACCAGAAGATACAATTGAAGTTCACGGTATTACTAACGAACACGCTCTTGAAGTCGGTATTCCTGAGAAAGAAGCTATCACCCACTTGCTTGATATGCTTCACAGTGCTGAAGGTGTTGAGCGAGTAGCTTACAATCGCACGTTTGATCAGCGCATTATTCGCATTGGCTTAAAGCGTTTCTTCACTGAAGAAGTTCAAGACGTTTGGGCTGAAAAAGATAACCATCATTGTGCTATGTTGATGGCTAAGAAAATTTGTAAGATTGAGCCTAAAGGCCGTTATGGTTACAAGAACCCTAAACTTAGTGAAGCTTATAAGTTCTTTACTGGTGAAGAGTTAGAAGGCGCTCATAATGCTTTAGTTGATACCAAAGCAGCAATGACAGTTTACTTTGCTTGTTTAGAGCATAACGAAGAGTAATTAAACCGAACTGTCCGGCAATCCCGGATAGTTCAAACCTTAAAACAACGGAGAATACTATTATGTCTAATAGAAAAACTAACGTAGCTGATTTTATTGGCGAAGGCTAAACCTTAACTGATGGTTAAGCCTAAAGGCGCTGAATACTACGTTGATGGATCCTATTGGAAGCTTGGGTTCAACAGCGTAGTTTATCGTCACAATAACGAAGAGTGGATTTCTTCAATAAGGGATATTGAGGAAGTCCGAAGAGAACATTACAAGCAAAACAAGGTAGGTAAAAAGTGAACCAGCAAAGCAACGCTCCAATTGATAAAGGTCGTGTTTCAGTAATTATTGAAAAGTACCAAACTAACCAAGTTGATCAGAATACTGGTCAACCGATTATGAAAAACCGTTATGCCACAGTTGGGCGAGCAACTAAATGGCAACCTCAGCAGCAAGGACAGCAACCGCGAGTTGATATTGAGATTGATACTTTGACAGTTGGTGCCGTAGCTCCTATTAAGTTATTTATCTTTTGGGATAGTGAACAACAAAACAATAACGCACCTCAACAGCAAGGCGGCTTCCAAGGTCAACAGCAAACTGGCCACCAACAACAAGGCGGTTATCGTGGCTAAAAAACCTACTTACGCTGAACTTGAAGGAAAGGTTCAGTTCTATGAAGAGGCTATTGGCGAAGCTCGTAAGCAAATCATGAAGGCTTTACGAGATAACAAGCTTTGGAACCCTGAGTTCCACCAGCAAGAGTTAGTAGCTATCACAGCAATATTCTTAGCAACCAAGAAAACCTTGGACGCAAAAGAAAAGGCGCTACATTTAGCGATTGAATTTATCGGCAAGTTTGAAGGTGATCAAATGCTTGGTCACGAGTGTTACGACACGCTTGATAAAATTAACCGTCTAATTGCTGGCGAATCGTTAGAAGAAACTATGAATAAACAGGTGAAATAATGTCTGAAGAACAAATTGAAAAAGAAATCCAAGAAAAGGGCTTGAATGCTCCGCGCTTAACTCCTGAACTTATCGACTCAAAAGTAAAATCAGTTGATTACCATGTATTCCCCCGGTAGCTGTTTAACTGTTTGCTGTATGACTTTAGCCAACGGATTTACTGTAACTGGCGAAAGTGCTTGTGCTAGCCCGGCTAACTTTGATGAAGAAATCGGAAAGAAGATAGCTTTTGAGCAAGCCCGAAACAAGATATGGACTTTGGAAGGTTATTTGTTGAAGCAAAAACTTCACGAAACGCCAGTTGACTTCATTGGACGCTTGAATGCTGAGCAAACTGAGCTTCGTGAAAAGCTTGATAAGCTGGTTGCTTACATTGATACAGATAACTTCAATGGTCTTGGTGAAGTTGATCAAGAGTTGCTTCGCTCTCAAAGTGATGCCATGCACCAGTATTTAGCTATAGTTGATCATAGAGTTGAGTTATACACTCCATGTAATTCAGCCAAGTAACAGTCTGTACGCTAATTATACAAAGGTCGCTTAATTGCGGCCTTTTTGCTAGCATAAAATTATGCTTTTGACAATCATAACCAACATTGAGGCGTTAAAAATGCCAGTAAAAACCAAAAACTTTAACCCGGCAACGGATAAGAGGCTTCTTTGTACTTGTGGCCATATTAATTGTGACAAGCGAAGCGTAAAACAAAATACATTACACCGACTTCAAAAGGTTCGTGATGATGCTATGCGACCATTAACAGTTACTTCAGGTGGTCGATGCCCTAACCATGAAAATGAAGTTCACCGCACAACTCCGGCTGATCATCAAAAAGGAATAGGTGTTGATATTGCCGTTGCTGGTGGTGTTGAACGTGCTCAGTTAGTTACTTTGGGCTTAAAACATGGGTTTAATGCTATCGGTATAGCTAAAACATTTGTTCACTTAGGCTATCGTGAAGGCCAGCAACCTGTAATGTGGGTGTACTAATATGAAATGGTTAGCAGATATAGCAAGCGGTTTAGTTTCTCCAATAACAAACCACTTCACAACAAAGAGCAATAACAAGACAAAAGTTAAGCAACAACAAATTCAACGCTTAATGAATGCCGATGATAAAGAAGCTGAATGGGAAGCTATTCAAGCTGAAAGCGGAAACAATTCTTGGAAAGACGAGTGGATCACTTTAATCATTACCCTACCTATCCCGGTAATATTTATTTCAGTTATTTTATCGGTCCTATTTGAAAACCCACTTATCGCAGATGCCGCCAAAGCTGGCGTTACAGCCATCAAAGAATTAGTTCCTAATTACGCTGAATTACTATACATAGTTTGCTTGGCTGCTATTGGTATCAAAGCACTAAAAAAATGATTATACTTTTAAAAAAATAATGGATAACAAATGGATAAGCACATGCCACAAGATACTTTAAGCTTTATTCAACGCCTTCAAGAGTACGGCGTTCTTGGTTATGCTTGGATATTGCTCGTAAGCTTTTGGGCTGGTACAGCAAAGTATCTAACAAACCTTAACGGACAAAAGCCAACCTTCTTAGGCTGGTTAACTGAAACTTGTGTAAGTGGCTTTGTTGGAATTATCGCGGCAATGACTTGTCAGTATTATCAATTAGACTTTCTTTTAACTTCGGCTATCACTGGTATTTGTGCTCATAACGGTACTAAGTCTTTATACCTAATTGGCCAGATATTAAAAAAAAACACTCATCAAATAAGCGACTAGCAAGAAAAGGTGACGAAAATGACAGTTAATAGATCAAGATATGATGGTGTATCGCTATCAGCGCCAGCAAAAAGAGCCGAAGACGGTAAGTCGTTCTTAATATCAAGTTTACAACAAGCGGCAAATGCCGGGGGTGTCGCTAGATGGCTTGTTCAGTCCGGGAGCAAGACAGTAATAGTAACTAACCGAACAATCACAACTAATGGCAACGAGCTAACTTATCGGGCTTATGCTAATCCGCAATTCTCAAGTGAAGGAACGCCAATAAACCCTTCACCGCTAAACATAGCGCAAAGCGTAGAAGCTAAAACAAAGCTATGGTCAGCGCCAGTTATAACAGATCCCGGAATTCCGTTAGCGCCTTCATACTTTCCGGGCGCTTCTGGTCAAGGCAACTCGGCTGTTGGTAATCTTTACGCCAATGAGCAAGAAAACATACTTCCACCAAACACCACTTTAATGCTTGAGGTTAAAAATGACGGGAGTGAAAACCCGGCAAACATAGAGCTTTATGTTGTATGGACTGAAGTAGATGACCCAGCGCCATTTCAGAGTTAAACCTTATGGCAAAGAAAGATATTTCATTCACTGAAAAACAAATGGAGTTAGCTAGTAAGTTAACTCCACTTCAACGCAAGTTCATTATAGAGCTAATCAAGCCAAACACTTCACAAAGACAAGCTTATATCAAGGCTGGCGGCACAGCTAAGACGGAAAATGCACAAGACCAAGGCGCTAGTAGAATGCTAAGTCAAGCTAAGGTCAAAGCTTTCTATGAAGCAATGATGGAAGTTCAAACAATCGATTCAATAATGACTCGTGATGAAGCGCTTGAAAGGCTATCTAAATCAGCTCGAATCAAGATAACTGATATTTGCACGTTCAAATATGTTGAGTTCACTGACAAAGAGACTGATGAAGTCTATATGAACACTGTTTGGACCATGAAGGACGCTGAAGACATTGATCCTGATGTTGCTGCTTGTATTAAATCGGTTACCTTCACTAAAACGGGGCCAAAGATAGAGCTTTATGACGCTAACGGCTCAATTAAAATGCTTTCAGATATTCAAGGCTGGAATGCTCCTAAGCGAACTGAGATAACCGGGAAGGACGGCCAAGCACTTCAATTGAATGCTAATGTTGAAGCTCCTGAGATTGCCAGCGCATTGGCTGGATTGATGGAAAAATTATAATCGTTTTAAATCAATGGGTTAGTTAACTTCTCCCAGTACAGATATACAAGGTGAAATTTGAGCGACATTCTTCAGTGGGAAAACATGACCGATGCGGAAAAGATAGCGGTCAAAGTAGCAAGTGAAGCCTCCTTTGAGGCTTTTATGCGTATATTCTTTCAATTACTCCAAGGTCAGAAGTTTAAAAAGAACTGGCACCACACTTATGAATGCAAGTTGGCTGAAGCTGTTTATGAAGGAAAGATCAGGCGCGGTATTATCAACGTAGCGCCCGGCTCAACTAAAACAGAAATATGGTCAATACATTGGATATGCTGGTGTATTCTCAAATCAATATCAAAACACAAGGTTGGTGGCCAAGGCGAAGTTATTCACCCCGGCGTTTCTACTCGCTGGCTTCCGCTCTCCTATTCTGATGATCTCGTTACTGAGAACGCCAAGCGCGTTAAAGAGATACTTGACTCAGAAGAGTTTCAAACCTTATGGCCTGTAAAGGTTGACCCAACAACTAAATCAAGCGCCAACTGGTGCTATCGTGACAATAACGGTAACCGCCACCGCCTTTATGGTACTTCAATCAATGGTCAGGTAACTGGTCGCCGTGGTGGTTACATGGTTGATAATGAGTTTACTGGTGCTGTTATCCTTGATGATCCTCTGCCGCCTAAAGATATGGAATCAGGCTTAAAGATGGATAACGCGAACAAGAAGCTTAACCGGGTTGTTCGTTCCCGTCTTGCTCACGATGATGTTCCGATCATTATGGTTCAGCAACGAATAGCTAAAGGTGACTCAACCGACTTCCTTCAAAGTGATAAATCGCCTGATACTTACGAGCAATTCAAGATCCCGGCACTTGTTGACCAAGAATATGTTGATACTCTTCCGGCAGATATGAAGGAAGCTTGCCTTCGTGATACTGGTTTTACTGGTAAACGATGTTCGTACTGGCCAGACAAAGAACCAACTGAAACCTTATTGGCAATGGAAAACGCTGATAACTATATGTTCAGTGCTCAGTATCAACAATCGCCTGATGATGCTCTTCAGGAAGGTGTTGTTTATAAGAAGGAACTTGAACGACTAATTGAAGAAGGTCGCTTTACTCATGTTCCAGTTGAGCCTTCGCTTCCTGTTTATACCTATTGGGATCTTGGTATTAATGACGATATGGTTTTATGGTTGATGCAGCCTCACGGCAAAGAGCTTCGATTGATAGCTTGTTATGGTAATCGTGATGAAGGTATGGAGCATTACATTAACTGGTTGAATGATTTTAAAGATAAGTATGGTATTCGCTTTGGTGAGCACTTAGCGCCACATGATATTTCAGTTAGGAATCTGATGACTCGTGAAAGCCGTCTTGATACTGCTAAACGTATGGGTATCAAGTTTAAGTTAGTTCCTCGTTGTGAAAGCAAGCGTGAATCAATCAACGCATTGAAGAAGTTATTCCCTCGTATTTGGATTGATAAGACTCGCTGTGATACTGATATTGCTGGCAACACTGGCGACCTTGCTCATAAAACTGGCTGGAAAGGGCTTAAAGCTTTACGCCGGGAATGGGATCATAACAATGAAGTATTTAAAGATGCGGTTGGCCCTAAGTGGGCGACTAACTTCACTGATGCTATTCAGCAAATGGGTTTACATTACAAAGAACCAGTTCAACGACAAAAGCCAAGACCACGACAACGCGCCACTTCTGGCGGCTGGTTAGGCAGTTAATGAAGGAAGTATGTTTAAGAAAGAAAGGTTTTGATACTCGCAAGATAGCTAAACAAGTGGCTAGGCGACTACATTCTAAAAGAGGAATACGCTTAGCTGTTTATAAATGCCCTTATTGTGATTACTTTCACTTAACAAGCAAAATAACGGTAGCTTACAAGGTAAAGATTAGATGCGCTCATACGGGGAAATAAACGAAGTGGATTTTAAACGCTTTGGCTTTGATATTAGAAACCTTGCTATCAAGTATGAATTGAGAGGTTATCACGGCAAAAAGTTTGTTTACGTTAATTCAATGGCTGAATTGCGAGAAGAGATTAATAAATTCAATGGGGAACATTATGAAGAAGACTAAATTCAAGTGTGATGGCTGTAAAGTGACTGTAAAGCGTTCACCTGATAAGATTATTACCAATAGGGGTAAACGATATTGCTCCGCTAATTGTAAGGGCAAAGATCATGGCTAAGAAAGATAAGAAATCAAAAGTAGAACAACTCTACAATAAACCAGTTAAGAAGACTTCAGGTACCACCGAAGAAGATCGCGGCGTTCTTAAAG